GCGTTCAGATTAAACAATTAAATTGTTTACCAGGATCTGAACTAGCTATCAATAAACACCTTGGTTTATCCTCCAGTGTCGATGTTTTTTATCGGGTGAAAGATAAAGACACTTACGTCTTATCTAACACAAATTTTAGCAGTTGGTAATTTATTTATTACACGTACTGCATAGTTGTTGGCCCAAGGCCACGGGGGTTTTGGGATACATAGGGCGACTCGGGATCGATGGCGCCACTTTGCTGGAAGCCCGGCATACCCATTGCACCAGGAATAGCACCTAATGCAACACCACCGAGACCGGCGGTAAGCGCCCCAGCAGGTACAGCGGCAGCAGCCACACCCTTACCAACACCACGCGTGAATTGTTGTTCTGAAGGAATCGGAATTCTTACAGATTTATCAACTAAACCCAAGATGGCATTTTGACGCTTGGAACCTTCGGGCATGCCAATGGCAGACTCTAGAAGAGATTTCTCGGCGGCAACCTTACCTTCTTTGGCAGCCTTTAATAGGCCAGGTGCGTATTTACCAGCAAGTGCGCGTGCACCAAGTAAACCAGCTGCGCCACCAAGGCCGCCAGCTGCTCCAGCAAGAATTGCGGAGCCTGGATCTTCACCTTGAGAAAGGGCGTACCCACCAACACCTAAAGCGGCGGCAGCAGGTACACCATATTTAAGAAGTGGACGCATGGCCTCACTCCATCACAAACAGTTTGTTAGCAACAACTTGAGGCTGAGCTTGGTTCAGGATGCGCCAGGCTTGACTGGGATCCATATCCATTTGCTGCTTGAAGGTGCCCCAGAAGTTCTCAGGCTGTTGGGGAGCAGCGGCTGCCGGAGGAGCAGGGAACTGACCAACGTAGTCATTCACGGGAGCAGTGGGATAACCACGGGTCTCAAGCTCAACTTCGCTTTCGTATACAGGGTACGGACCTTCGGGACCGAAGAAACGCAGCGTGTAATCGCTCAGTACATCGGGATTGGTCAGAATCTCGTTATAAGCAAGATTCTCGGTGTGCTCATCAATGGCAAACTCGGCATAGCCATTCAGCAGTTCCTGACCAGCCGCCATGCGTGCTTGGGCATCTTGTCCCCAGGCAACTGCACTATCCAGCATCCCTTCGAGTTGAAGGGCGTACTCATTTAGAATTGCTGGAGCCTCTGCCCCGTACGCGCTTAGAACGTACCGGCTTTGATCGCTCAGATTCAGGAAGTTTGCTGCCTGCTCCAAGGATTGATCCAAGGAGGTTTGGGAAGAGTTGGGCGAGTAGGTCTGGTTGGGATACGAGATCTGCTGACCCGATTGTGGCGTATTGAGGTAGCTGGCTTGCTGCCCGAAGTTGGCTGGGCTGTAGCTCGTCGCTGGCGATTGTTGACCCTGGAACGGGGATTGAACTGGTGAGCTCAGCAGGCCCACCACTTTGTTGAACGCCGATTCCCATGGGTTGCTGCCCGCCGTCTCCGGTTGGGATTGGGGGGCGTACTGAGTAGGGGCGGATTGGTAGCTGGGGGCCGCCTGTGGTACTGCTTGGGGGTAGCTCGTACCCACCTGATACGCCACCGGAGCCGCTTGGTAAGCTTGGGCTGCTGGTGCTGACGGAACCACGTAGCTGCTCGGAGCTGGAGCTGTCTGTACTTGGCTCGTCTGTGGGATCGACTGGACGGTAGCGTCCTGCATAACTCATCTCCTTTTGTAAGGCTTCTAATGTTCGATACAGATATGGAGTCAAATCCAGTCTTGGATCCGCAGCCATCGGTAAGTCTGGTGCCTGCGGGTGAGGAGTCTGCATCATTCCCCCCACCAGTTTCGCGAATGCAGAATAAGCACCCTGCAATTCGTTAACCATCCTGAATGGGAACCCAGATAACATCTCGGCCCGTTCCTCATCCGTCTTAGACGGGAAGAGGTATTTCAGTGCTTCAATGCTATCAACACCTAATTCTTGTAGGTTGCGGACCACGATTGAATTATTGAGGATGTCTTGGGTAGAGTCCTCATAAACCGGGCCTAACCAACGCCACAGAACAGTTAGATCACCATCAGGAATTAGTCCCTGTACTTTGGGTGGTAATTGACCTGTTTCGATACAAGCCATCAACAGATACTTTAGCTTATCTTCAAAGACTTTCATGGCCTCTTCGTAGGCACTGTATTCTTCCGGTGGTGCATCCGGAGATGGCTGAACAGGTTTTTCAAAACCGGCGGAAGCTGCTAACGTCCTCCTGAAGAGTTGCTCTTCTTGATAGATAATTAATTCAAAGCAACGACAGATGCCATGCGTATAAACAGCATTGGCTTTTTTCTTGGATGTAGCAGATACACGACCAAAGAGGGATTTATATTCTGTTGCCGTTACACCCGCAGAAATTGACAATTCGTCAACACCACCTAAAGCCGTGCGAATCTCTTCACGATATTGACGAGCAAACGCATTCTGATCACCGGTAATAGCGTCGGGAACGATGTAACCAACACGGTCGTTTGGTTCCAGGTTTGCAATAATCCTTGGCACACGAATCTGACCATCAATGCTGCGACTGACTGGGTCAGCCTTGAACATTGATTGGCTCAAAGAAGAGGGACTTGTAAAACCAGAGTTTGCTGCAATAGAAGGTCTTTGAATTGTGGTGTCGCCACCAGCTTCAATCAAGTCCGTCTTGGGACGAGAGGAGAGGAGAGTTGGATTACCAAAGAACTGAACGTTCTTACGCATGGTGCGAACCATTTCATCATGCGTGATGATGTGGTTGGCCATCGCATCAAATTCCCCTACTCCTTCATTCGAGAAGCCTTTGGGATTGTTGAAGATCTCAACACAGGGAATAAAGTTGAGAGTGTTAACAAAAGTCTTTGTTTTACCAGGGGCCATGAACTCCGGCATGTCAAAAGACATCTCGGATTCAGAATGGGTTTCTGTAATTTCTTTTGCTTTGATTGACAACCGGATATATCTTTTGGTACCTGTATTTTCTAAAGTTGTTTTACCAGCTAAGTTCGTAGTATTGATGCTGCCAAAGCCGTTGCCACGCCGAACTTTATAACTGTAGATCACCACAACTTCTTCCAAGTCGCCATCTACGTTGTAGAAGGTTCTATACTCATGCTCCCTGAAGTAATAGATGCGGTAGTTCTTGGTAGTAGGGCGTATATAAAACAAGCCCGTACCATCGCACAAAAAGTAATCCCAGATGGAGTCTAGGCGTACATCAAGCTGGTTGTATTTGACAACTCGGTCAATAAAGTCTTTGCGTTGATTTCCAAAGTTATCTTGTCCTGGAAAAAATTCAACACCCTGGCGGATGCCAAACATTTTCATTTGAGCCAGGTGGGACGCAACAATGCCGGTATCAACAGTTACAGAACTGTCTTTATCAATGTAAGCATTGATGATCTCTTGTAGCCTGGCTTTAGCGTCTGCCATTATTTATCCTGTTGTCTTGAATAGATACTAGCAGTTTAGTAAACGTATTTCGCACCAATGTCGCCAGGAAGCATACCTGCAACATTACCCATATTTCCCATTACAGAAGCCTGAGGGAATAACTTTGGACCGGGGAGATTAATGCGATTGTAATATTCTTGAAGAGCACCTGGATCGCTATCCCAATCTTTAAGCCGATCTAGTTCAGACTGAGGCATGTTCTTGAAAGGACTTGGTGCGTTGATCTTGAAACTAGGATCACGAGCCAAATTCATGACTTCACCCGGATCACCGTAATACGGTAGGGGCATCATTTGAGGGGCACCGTCAATCTGTGGACGATACACAAGATCACGAAAGGCAAGATTACCGCCTACCGGAATACCACCTTTGATACTTGTAGTCATTTAAGCAATCTTCTCTTAATTTTATTTTACTCTTCTAATACTTCGTAGCCAGTGGGATCGTTTACTTTTGACAAAATAATTCCATTGGAACGGACATCCCAGTCAAGCAGATCTCCTTCCTGCCAGCCAAGGCTTTCAATTAATTCATCTGGTAATTCCAAGAAGCAGTCTCCGTTGCTATCTTCCTGGACTTCAAGGATGTAGCTCATTTGGACAAAATCTTTTCCATAAGCTTATCAAGCTTATCGTTAATTTGTCGAAAATTATCATGCATTTCTTTTATTTCTCTTAAGAAATCAACCTTTAGCACGTAGTCCAAGGGCATTCGATTGATCTGATCTTCTAGTACATCAATCCGTCTTTTCTGGGATCCGATGTAATCAAAGGCTTGCTGCACTTTTTCGTGTTGCCTTTGTAGTATTTTATTGGCTACCCAGGAACCACCTGTGATTGATGAGGCAATAGCGGTTAGCCCTATAGCGATATACTCGGGTCCCATCGCAAGACTTTTCTTTTTATTTTAAAACTAGTAATCAAGTTGTAATTTTCCTTTCTTCATGAGTCCGTTCACAAGCCAGACGAGAGCGTCAACACAATCGTCATGACCACTGACGCCAAAGTTGGTAAGTTCCTCAAACATTGCAGTAAAGGTTCGGTACCGATTGAAAATAATCTTGCGATCTTCAAACATACCCATAATTCCACGGAAACGCGCAAGTTTGTCGCCACGAAATCCCTTGACCGGATGCCAAATTAAGTTGTAGAGATTTTCGCCTGTCAAGCAGATGCGTTTAAAATCAGCCTCTAAAGAAGCCTGGTACTGCACCGCTTCAGACCATACGTCACACGTTGAATGAGTGGGGAAATAAATATCGTTTTGATCTTTACCAATGATGGACCAATCGTTAAGCAATTCTTTGAGAGTATCTAGTTTTTCTAGATTACCCATGACGCGCAAGCGGCGATAATCAATAATGTGGATCGTGTCTCCAATACGACCACCCAATACGAACACCGTGTAATCGTTCTTTTCTTTTGTGCCAGAGGATAGGTCAACCCCTACGCCAAGACAGTCAAACTCAGTTGCAATCTCAGCTTTGATCAAGAGTTCTGGAGCGAGTGACAACTCGTTCTGCCTGACAATCTGATTCATGTACTGAAAGGAAAAAGCAATTGGTGCCTGACGTTTTTTCTCTTTCAGATACGATAAGGACCACATTTCCGGCCAATAAGATTCTTCATCTCCAGTAACGGGATCTGAGGTAACAGCCGGAAGGACAATCTGCATCCAATTGTTATTTGCATTAAACGTAGTCGCATGAATGTCATCATGCCGGAATCTAGTTCCAAGACAAATCGCTCGTGCACCTTCAAACATCGTTGGTGCAATCACAGCGTTCCAGTTGTCCTGCATCATTTTCCTGATGTCAGGGTTAGAGATATCGGATGAACTCTTAATAGGGTCATCAATAATACAAAGGTGAGAGCGCTTGGATGTAACCGAGCCTTTCAAGCCAGCAGCGCAAAGAGTAAATTGCTCATCACCGGTTGTATCAATACCTGCAAACTTATGGTCAATTGACCAATACTCATTACTAGTTACGTTCTTTAAAAGCTTTACCGTTGGAAAAACTTCTTGATATTTTTTACTTTCAATGATTCTCTTAATCGTTGCCGACTTAGAACGTGCGATATCAACCGTATAAGAAAGATAAAGAATCTGCAATGGTTTTTTGTCGGCCGTATGCACTCCAATGGCCCATGCCGTAAACAAACCAAGGACGGTAGATTTGGCTGAGCCCCGTGGAGCTAAGAGATCAATATTCGGTCCACCAATTTTTACAAGACACTGACTATCGTCTTGTGTTACCAGGTACTTGTGCCATTCCTTGTGATGCCGAGCAGGTGGCTTATCTGCTACGTATTCGCAGAAAAACCCAAAGTCTTCTCGTGCGCGTTCCAGGTCTTCTTGATTGTCCGTCTTGCGTATCTGACGATTTTTTGCGGCGGCAAGCGCTGTACGTCGATAAGCAAGATGGATATGAGAAGCCACGTAAAGTATGCGTAAGTACTACGATACTAACTTATTTCTTACCTTTTTGTTCTTTATACTTGCGTGCTTTATCTAAGGCAGCGCGACGTTTTTCTTTGTCATTCATTTCCGTGCCATCTTCCTTCTTGGCTTCTTTCTTTTTGAAGTGCTCCAGGAGTTCAGGAGGCATTTTATTTTTAGACATGAAAATTATTCGCTTAACTGCATTTTAGCCCATACACTCATTGAGGCATCTTGCAGAGGTCCTTCAATGGGTTCATCTTTAAAAATAGAAAGTATTTCACGTAATGCTCTATCGGCACCTGCCATTAACAAACCTTTTTTATCTTTATTAGATGTAAAAGTTTCAACCTGAGAAATGGTACTGCGTAATTCTTTTTGCATTGCTGCAATACGAGCAACGCCTGAATCACGTTTTACAGCACCGGCTTCAATGTCGTCGCGGAGCTTTTTAATATCTTCCTGCATCTCCTGAATCTCAAATAACAAAATCTCCCTGTGGTCGGGCTTGGGATAG